AACCCCAGGCCTTCAGCAGGGGGCCTTCCTTACAGACTTTGAGAAGCCCAGGATCTTTGAAGGATGGCCTTTCAGCCTTTCTTTCATGTATGTACCTAATGGGTTGATTGATAATCTGTTTGCTTCTGGGGAAGAATATGATATTAATAAAACAGAATTGAATTCATCAGATATTGCAATTTCTGTTTCAGATCTTACTGAGGTTATTAAGGTTCCTGTTTTTCCCTCAGGAAAGCAGCAGAATACAGATTCAATTCTGTTTGCAATTACAGGATCTTCAACCTTTTCTTTCCTTACTTCTTATGACCCTATTTCAGGAACCTTTGACCCTGCAATAAGCACTTCTTCAGGAATTGCAACCTGGTTTTTTGAAGATCTCTCAATAATGAATGGTAATTCAATAAGCACTTCAGGAAATGGCCTTGATGGAACAGAACAAACTGTTGAAATTGTTAACCTTGATCCTTCTGTAATTACAGCAATTGATTTTGTTGATGATGTTATTTCAGGAAGATTTGATGCAAGCAACCTTGTAAATTGTCCTATTTACAGGCTTTCAAATAATCAGATTACAACCTTTGAAGGGGGGAATGATAGAACAGTAACAGAATTAGACCTTTCAGGGAATGGAACCCTTGCTGCTGTAAATATTAGCAAATGGACAAGCCTTCAGGGAATCCTGAACCTTTCCAATTGCAACCTGGGAACAGGGGCTGTTCAATTCCCCAATAACAACCAAAATTCCTTTTCAAGCTTTGATCTTTCCAATAATAGCCTGGGCTATATCAACCTTGCAACAGCCTTTCCAAATATTGCAGATCAGAATTCAGCAGTAATTGATCTTTCAGATAATGGAATGAATCAATCTGAAGTTAATGCTTATATCATTGATCTGAATAGGATGATTGGTTCAGGATATACAGGAAGGGTAATTCATATTAATGGCAGTAATGCAGGCCCCAATCTGATTAATCCTTCAGTAACTGCTGCCCTTGCAGGCCTTTCAGGTAATGGGGTAACAGTCAATTATACAACAGGGGGTGGAGGCTCTTAATATTTTGAATTATGTCTGAAGTCATCAATCAAATTGAAATATCTTATACAAGGCTTCCTGAGAACTGCAACCCTGTTTGTATAAGATGGAAGAATTCAAAAGGGGGATTTGATTCCTGGGTATTCCCCAGGGAAATTATTCTTACCCCAGCAGCAGAGAAGCCCCAGGTATTTAAGAAGGGAATTGATTATTATGAAGATGCTTCAAATATTTACGCCAAAACAAGGGGCTCATTCAAGGAGGTTGTTCAGGTATCAGCAAAGGGCCTTGAAAATCAAGAAGTAAAAGCTTTGAATTACCTTATTCACGCTGAAAAGGTTTGGGAAATTACCCAGGATTCAGGATATACAGGGGGCTTCAAATATGTTGAAATTATAATTACAGGGGTTGAATCTCAGGTTGCTGAATTTCATCCTATTGCAGATTTTACCCTTACTTTTGAAAGACCCCCAAAACCGTTCATTTGATGCAAGATAGATTGTTTGTAAATGGCTTTGAAATAGATCTTGATCCCCAGAAGCCTGGGGGATATACAATCAATGGAATTGATATTTCAGATGTTACTGTTCAAAGATCTAACTATTCAAGTAAGCTGAAGATCCCAGCAACCCCCCAGAACCTTCAAAAGCTGGGGAACCCTGAAGCAATTGCTTCAGAAGAAAAATCCTGTTACAAGCTTCTTCCTTGCTCTTATGAAATTCAAGGCTTTCAGATTGTGCCTTCTGGGGTTCTCAGGATTGAAGATATTACAGATGAAATTCAAGCAACTGTTTTTTCTGGGGAATCAGCCTTATTTAAGGTCCTAAAAACCCTGAAGCTTCCTCAGATCTCAGGCCTTGCTGCCTTTAATCATTTTTGGAACATGGAAGAAGTTGAAGAATATTCAGCTTCTGCTGCTGGGGATAATGCCCCCCTTTATGCTGCAATTAATTACAAGCTTGTTTTGGCTGCTGGGGGGGAATGGAATTATAACTTTATGTTCCCTTCATGGTATGCTTATGACTTGCTGAACCTAATGCTTCAGGATCAGGGGTTTCAAATTGATACAGCAGCAAATGCCTGGGCTGATTCCTTTTTCACAAATCTTATAATTCCTTTTACTAATAAGCTTTTCAAGAATGGAGAAGCTTACATTGAAGAACATACCTTCAGGGCAAATTCAGGGGGAATAATTACTGTTGTAAATTTCGATTATGAAAATACTTCAGGAAGCCTTGAAAATGTCAATGAAATTCAAGCAATTGATATTGCTTCAGAGGCAACAAGCAACCCAAATTATTCTGCATCAGGTTTTGAGGAACCGAATGCTTCAAAGATCTTGTATCATGCAGAATTCAGGGTTGCTTCTTTTTCTTATTCAATTGTTGACAATCCCCCAGCAGACCCCCCTTCAGCAGTTCATTATATTGCCATCTTGAAAGATGGGGCAATAATAGCTTCAGAACAGATAGGGGTAGGGGCCTCCCTGCCTTTGGGAACCTATAAAATTGAAGTTGAAGTTCAGGCTTCTCAAGGGGAAGATATTCAGGTTGCTTTTGTTTCAGCAATTGAATCCCTTGCCTTAGGGGATGAAGTTGAAGTTGATGCAACAATTGAAGATGCTTTGTTTTATACCCAATCAGTTGAAGAAGAAATCTTCCCTGAAGGTTGGGTTGATGTAGCAAATCAGCTTCCTGAAATCAAGCAATCTGAATTCCTGAGAACCCTGGGAACAATTACAGCTTCTTATATTGTTGCAGATCCTATTAGTAAAAGATGGACAATGAAACCTTTTTCAGAGATTGTAAAAAGGAAGGGGCAGGCAATAGATTGGAATTCAAAGCTTGTAAGAAAGGAAGGGCAACCTTTTTGGTATATCAGCAAGGAAACAAGGCCTTCAGGCTTCTTTCAAGAATCAAGGTTTGAATGGGTTGAAGATGAAACTGTTTTGAAGGGCCTGGGGAATGGTTCCTTCTCCCTTGAAAATGAAGCCCTTGATAAATCAGGGGATATTGCATCAAATGTTTTTGCAGCAACTGAATCAAGGCTTATTTCTGGCAAAGTTTCCGCTTTTTTGGATAAATATGATGAAGATTTGAAGCCTGTTGAATTGGAACCCAGGCTGCTGATCCTTGATCCCTTAGATGTAGGCTTCAGCATAACTTTAACAGATGCCCCTTCAGGGGGGGCAACAGGCCCTGTAATTACCCCTTATGTTGCTAATTTTGCCCTTGAATCTGCATCTGCTACAAATGGGGGCCTTGCCTGGGATAATGACCTTGAAGCCCGATATTGGAAAGAACTGAAGGAAAGCCTTTCAGACTTTGTTGAAATTGAAGTTTACCTGAAGCTTACAGCAGCAGATGTTTCCCAGGTTATTGAGCAATATCAGAAAACTGCTGAAGATATTGTTCCTATTTATTTACAGGGATTTTATTGGGTAATCAAGCAGATAAAACAATTTAGAGCAAAGGATTTTACAAGGGTTGTTCTTACAAAGATTGTGTAAGATGGAAAATGAAAAATTAATATTTGAAATTGTTGTTGATGATGCTGATGTTGCTGTAAGATCCCAGGCATCGCAAAAGAGGCTGCAACAGCTTATTCAGACAAGGGAGAAGCTTACAGAAGCAAGGAAGGTTGCAAAGAAGCAGCTTCAGGAATCCCTGAAGGCTGAAAGGGAATTGATTGCCCAGAAAGCAAAGCTGAAGGCAGCAATTACACAATTAAGGAAGGATGAAGCAAGCAACAGGCAGGAAATTGGAAGGCTTGTTGCTGAATATGCCCAGCTTACAGATAAGCAAAAAGAAGCAAGGGCTTCTGCTGATAAGTATTCAGAAGAACTTCAGCTTGCAGAATCCAATCTGAAGGGCCTCAGATCTGAAATCAACCTTACCCAAAAAGAACTTCAGGCTGTTCCTGGCAGCATATCAGAACAAAGGGTTGAACTTTCAAGGCTTAAAAAGCAATGGTCTGAATTCAGAATAAGCATTGATGGCACTCAGGAAGATTTTGATCTTTTAGAAAAGAAGATCAATGATATTACTGATGAACTCAATGAGGCAGAACAGGGAATTCAGGTTTTTAGCCGCAACGTAGGCAATTATAAAAATTCTATTGTTCAGGCTTTCAATGAAATGCCTGGGCCTGTTGGCAGGTTTACTTCCTCCCTTTCTGGGCTCAAAGATACCTTCAGGCAACTCAAAGCCCTGGGGGCAGGGGGGCTTGCTGTTGTTGGGGTTGCAGGAATTGCTGCTGCTGGGGCTGCTGTTGCTAATTACGGGCTTGAACTTGATAAGACAAGGGAGAAGGTAAGGCAATTTTCAGGGGAACAGGGGCAGGCCCTTACAGAACTGACAGCAACAACAACTGCAACAGCCTCTGCTTTCAATCAGGAAGCTGGGGAAATATCAGAGGCAACAACAGCCCTTTTTAAGGCTTATGAGAAGGCTGGGGAAGATGCAATTGAATCCCAATCAGCAGCAGGGGATATAATAAGAAAAACCTTTGCAGCAGGGGGGGATGCAGCAGGGGAGCTTCTTGAATTGTATAAGGAATATCCTTCAAGGCTTCAAGAAATTGGGCTTTCAGCAGATCAGGCAGCAGCCTTAATTGCCCAGCAGCCAAAGACAGGGGTTTTTTCTGACAAAGGAATTGATGTAATTCAGGAATCCTTGTTCAGAATTAGGGAATTTACCCCAGCAACAATTGATGCCCTTGAAGGAATTGGCCTTTCATCTTCTGAGATTCAAAAAAGCCTTGAAGAAGGTTCAACAACAGCTTTTGAAGTTGTTCAAAAGGTATCTTCAAAGCTTTCAGAGCTTCCCCCCTTATCTTCAGAAGTAGGAACTGCAATTGCAGATATATTTGGGGGGCCTGGGGAGGAAGCTGGGCTGAATTACCTTACAAGCCTTCAGAATATTAATCTGAATCTTGATGAACTTGTTGAAAATGCTGGGGGGGCTGCTTCTGCAAATCTCAGAATAGCAGAAGCAACTGAAAGGATTAATACCCAATTCCTTCAGCTTTTTGAAGGAAGTTCAAACACATTCAAAGAACTGAAGGCTTCAGCTTTGGAATTCGCTGCTGATGGCCTTGAAAAGATAATTTCAGGGGTTGTTTCCCTGATTAATTACTTTATTGATTTATACAATGAATCAGCCCTTGTAAGGGGGGCATTTGAAGCTTTGGGGGCTATTGGGAAAACTGTTTTTACAGGCCTTTCAGCCATCATTCAGAACTTCTTCAGCATATTCAAGGATATTGGGAAAGTTGTAGGGGCAGTATTAAAGGGGGAATTCAGAAGCATTCCTGATATAATAAAGGAAGGGGCCGATGAAAGAAGGCAAAGGGCTGCTGAGGCAGGAAAAGAAATTGCAGAAAGCTGGGGCAATGCCTTCAGGAATACAGTAAAAAGGGAGAAGGTTGGGCTGATAAGCCTGGGAGCAGATGAAGTTTCAGAGGCTGAAGCCAAATATAAGGAAGCAGGCAAAAACCTGGGAAAGGCCTTCAATGAAGGCTTTGATTCAGAGCAGCAGGGGGGAGGCAAGGCAACAAAAAAAATTGAAGTTGATGCTGTTCAGAATGTAAGCTTCTCAGAGATTTCTTCAGCAGCAATTGACCTTGAACAACTTGCAAAAGACAATAATGAAAGACTTACCCAGCAAAAGGAATACCTTACTGAAAGATTGGAGCAGCAGAAGTTGTTCCTTGAAAAGGAAAGGGCAGAAATTGAGCTTGCTGAAGATCTTACTGCTGAAGAAAGGGTTCAGAGGGCAACAGAAGTTGAAAATCAGATCAGGGAAACAAGGAAACAGATCCTTGAACTTAAGCTTGCAGATCTTGAAGAAGGATCTTCTGAGGCCCTTGAAGTAGAACTTGAACTTATTGCCATCAGGAAGGAAGCAAAAGATGAAGAATTTGCATCAGATAAGGCAAGAATTGATGAATCAAAGAAGCTTGAACAAGAAAGGGCAAGATTAACACAAATAGGGTTAAGGGCTGTTCAGAATTCAACCCAGGGGATTATTGAAGCCTTTGGGGAACAATCAGCAGCAGGGAGGGCAGCAATTGCTGTTCAGAAGGTTGCAGCAGCAGCAGAAGTTGGGATTAACCTAAGAAGCCAAATTTCAAGCGCAATTACAGCAGGGGCAAAGATTTCAATTAAAAATCCTATTGCTGGGGCAGTATATCAAGCCGCAACCATTGCTGCTTATACCCTTCAGGCAGGAACCCTTCTTGCAGAAATTGCAGGCTTCAACCTGGGGGGCCTTACAGATGAAGAAGGAAGCCCCCTTGTAATTAATGAGAAGGGGGAAATCAAGCCTGCTTCCTTGACTTATGAAGGAAGATCTGTAAGAAAGAAAAAAAGCTTTGCTGATGGGGGCAAAGAGAATGCCCCAACTTTTGCCCTGATTGGGGAAAAAGGCCCTGAATATGTTGTTCCTGCCCCTGTATTAAAGAGCCCTGAAGGGGCTGAATTGGTTGGGCAGCTTGAAGAAATGAGGAAGAAGAAGGTAAGGGCCTTTGAATCAGGGGGCCTTACAGCCCCAGCAGCAAGTTCAATTCCTATTTCAAGCCCCAGGGTAAACAAGGTTTATCAGAGGCTTCTGAAGGTTGAAAGATCCCTTCAGCAGCAACTTCAGGTTCAGGATATGGATTCAACAAGGCTTCAAATCCTTCAGGGCCTTCAGGAATCAATACAGCTTACAAAACAGGCTGTTGAAGGCATGGAAGGCAGGGAATCTTCAGAGGCCCTTACAAGCCTTCAGCAGGCCTCAGAAAGCATTGAAAACATTTCAAGGGAAGTTACTGCTGTAACAGATTCAAGGGTTGCAGAACTTTCCTTTGCTGCCTTTGCTTCAAGGGATGCTTCATCAGTAGAGAAGGCAACAGCAAGAAATTCCCCAAGATTCCCCCAGGGAATAGAAGGTAATGAAAGTGAATCCTTTGCTTTAAGGGATGCTTCATCAGTAGAAAGAGAATCCTTCTTCATTGATTCCCTGCTTGCTGCTGATCCTGAAGCAAGAACAATTATTGAATCTTTGAAGGAAGCAACTGTTCAGGCCTCCATGCCTGAGGGAATTGTTTCTTCCCCTACAATTGCCCCCCTTTCAGATTCTTATGTTATTCCTGGGGCCCTTCTTACAGATCCTGAAGCCCAGAAAATAATTAAGACTATTGAACAGATAAAAGATTCAGCAGCCCCTGTTGATTCAACAGTAATTCCCTTTGCTGATGGGGGCTTTGCTGGGGCTGTTTCGGGTTCAACTTCTGTTCCTATTCAAGTTGATTCAGGAACAGAAGTTGATAATATCTCTGAAGCCCTTGCTTCTGCAAGGTTTGTTGTTTCGGTTCAGGATATTATTGAAGAAACTGCCTTTGTTGTTCAGGTTGAAAACGATGCAGCGTTATGATTACAGCATTCCAAATATTAAAAAAGGCAATGAACAGGGCAGATTTTGCCTTGCTGCTGAAGGCAGGAATTATTCCTGTTTCTGTTGTTGATAGATATTGTTATTATCAAAAATATTTGGATTACATTGAAGAAGGGCAACCCAAAACAACAGCAGCAGAGTTTGCAGCAGAAGATTTTGGGCTTAAATCAATCACTTCAATTTATGATGCAAAGAAGTTTTTTGAAGCTGAATTTTTGGAAGTTAATTAAAAAGTAATTAACTTGCTGCCCAATACAAAAAAAAGCAAAATGAAAAATTATTACAATTCTTTTTTAGGGGGCCTAATAATAACTAATTCAAGGCCTTCAAAGATTGACCCTTCAAGGAAGATTGAAGTTCTTATTAATTTCATGGGAAGAATTATTGAAGTTGTATTCTTTGATAAGAAGCATCCTGAATATGAACAAATGAATTCCTTTGGGCTTTGCTGGGGTTTTAACTTGGGGCCTGTTGGGGTTGATTACTTTAGGGGGAATCAGAAGCTGATGAAAGGAAGATTTGAAAGGTTTAAAAGAAGATTAAGAAAATAGTTCTTTAAGATTGAATAGAAAGTAAGGCGAAAGGCAGGAATCATTCCTGCCTTTTTTTGTTTGCCTCCCTGATCTTCTGGAAGGTTTCTTCAGCTTTGATTTAAGAAGGGTCTTAAATTGGGGATGAATCATCAAAGGCTGAAACAAGTTTGAATTCTGTCAATTCATAAGGATCTGATCCCTGTTCTTCTAAGGGGTTGTTCTTTTTGTCTTTCATGGGGTAGGGTTGTAGGTTCCAAATACGCCAAATTGAGCAGCAAAAGCAGATGCTGCTGCTTCGTAAGGATTAAGATCTTCTTCCTGTGCAAGCTTCTCTGAAAGTATTTCCTTAAAGCTTTTGAACCCAGGGTAATTCATTAATCCATTTGGGGTTTTTACATACAAGTAAGAGATTCCTTCCCTGATCTTAAATTCAAAGATTGCATCTTCAGGAAGATTATTTTCTTTGATGATAGCTTGAATTTGTTTTACTGTTATCATTGGAATTTACTTTTTCTCATAATTTACATTATGTTAAATAGCATTATTATTTGCCTGCTGTTCAAAAGAATAATTTATCAGATGCCTGGGGGCCTTCTTCCTCAGGAATGGGGGTTTCTGTATCAATTCCCATTCCTTTCAGGGCCTTATTAACAGCAGCAAAATCAGAGAAGGCTTCAACAGCCTTAGCAGGATTCATTGAAATGATTGCCTGAATAATTCTCCCCTGGGTTCTGATATAAGATCCCAGAACTGAAACAGCATCTGCATACCTACAAAGGCCCCAGGTTAAAAATCTATGAATTATCATTGATTATTGCTTCTAATTATTGGCTTGTATATTTCTTCAATGATCCTTCTGCTGAAAGCCCAGGTTGATTCTTCAATATTAACTGCCTTCATTCTGTTAATGTAGAATTGAACAGGGCTGAAGCTGGGATTGTAAGCAGATCTTATTGCAACATGATCTTTCAGGCCTGAGATAATGAAGCAGGCCCCTGGGGGCAAAGGAAACCCTGAAGGGGTTGTTTCAACAAGCATTATTTTCCCCTTAGGGTAAGCAGGGTATAATTCAAGATTATACCCTGCAATGTACTTTTCAACAGCCTGGGGAATGGATGCTGTTTTTTTGGGGGGGGAATAGGGGTTTCATTTTACTTTTCTTTAATCAGCAATTACATAATTAAAAAGTAATTAATCAAGCTTAATTACAGATTAAGCTGAAAATATTAAGCATCAGCAGTTTATAAATTGCTGAGGCATGAATTACAATATCAACATTTTTGGGGAAATAGGAATTGACACAACAGCCCAGGGGGTTGTTCCTATCATTCAGGCAGCAAAAGCTGATCCTGATTCTGTTCTTCTGCTTAATGTCTACGATTCCCCAGGGGGCAACCTGTTTCAGGGGGTAACTATTTTTGAAGAACTTCAAGAATATAAGAGGGCAACGGGAAAGGGAATTGAAGGATTTGGATCAGGTTTTATTGGATCTGTTACAACCTTGATTTTCTCAGCAGCAACTGAAAGAAAGATTGCTGAATTAACTGATTACTTCATTCACAATCCTTTTGTTGAGGCAACTTCAGGGGATGCTGAAGAACTCAGAAAAACAGCAGACTTCCTTCAGCGCAAGCAGGAAGAACTGAATAAGGTTTACCAGAACCTTACAGGCCTTCCTGAAGAAGATGTTGCTTTCATGATGAATAATCCAGTAATCCTTTCAGCAGATGATGCCTTTGAACTTGGTTTTGTTACTGATGTATTAAGGTTTGTTGAAGTAGTAAACAAATATTCAAAAAACATGAAAAAGAATTTCTTATCAGAATTCAAGGCAAAAATGGGGCTGAAGCCTGTTCAACCTGAAGCCCTTGCTTTGAACTTAGTCAACGGAACAACAGCAGAAGTTCAAACTGCTGGGGAAGAAATTGCAGTTGGGGATTCTGTAACCGTTGAAGGGCAGGCCCTGGAAGATGGACAGCATGAAACCCAATCAGGCCTGCTGATTCAAATGAAGGCAGGCAGAATTGAAAGCCTGGAACAAAAGCAGCCAAATCAGGAAGCTCAGATTCAGAATCTTCAGAATCAGCAGCAAGTAATGATGCAGAATCTTGAAGAACTTCAGGTTTCTGTTTTGGCAATGGTTGATCTGTTTCAGCAGCAAACAGATAATCAAGCAAGGAATCAGGTTTCAAATGGTTTCAAGCACCCTGGGAGCAACATTCAGAACAAAGCAGGCAGAACGGAAACTGTAAAAGCAGCCCCTGCCCCTGTTTTTAAGAATATGAATGAAGAAATGAGAAGAATCAGGGAGGCAGCAAAGCAACGACAGAAGAAACTGTTGGGGGCCTGATTGCAACCTTCTTTGAATAAATCAAATTGACAATTTTTCAATCAATCTTTTAACGAAACAAAAAAAATATGGCTGCTTCAGTAACCAGCTCTTACGGTGGTGAATTTCTTGAAACCATTGTTACCCTGATGACCCTGGGAAATCCGACTGTTGAAAACGGTCACATAAGAGTACATTCAGGGGTAAATTCAAAAATCAGCATTCCCAGAATTAAGGCAACAAACCTTGTTCAGCCTTACAAGCCTTCCCCTGTAACAGGGGATTCAGGAACCCTTACCTTCGATGAGGCTGCAATTATTACGGGGGGATATATGCTTTACGCAGAATATGATCCTGAATCTTTTGCTTCTTTTTGGAGGCCTTTTCAGCCTGAAGGTTCTGCCTTTGTTTTTCAGGAATTGCCCCAATCTGTTCAGATGGCAATTATGTCTGAATTCCTAAGAATTCATGGGGAGCAGCTTGAGAATATCATTTGGCAAGGTGATACAGCCCTTTCTTCAGATCCCCTTGAGTACTTTGATGGTATCTTCAAAGTTGCTTCAGCAGATGCTTCTGTAATTGATGTTGCAACCCCTGTTGTTTTGACAGATGCAAACATTGTAGGGGAATTGGGCAGGGTATTTGATGCAGCCCCTGCAAGGGTAAAAGCTTCCCCTGATTGGAAGATTTTTTGCAGCATTGAAGATTGGTATTTGTACGGAACCGCACAGCGAAACAAAGCAAATAAAGGTTCTGAAGATTGGCAGGAGCCTCCCCGATTGTTCAGAGGCAAGCAGCTTGTTCCAACAGCAGGCGTTCCAAAAGATAAAATTCTTGCTTGCGTTGCTTCTGCTGATATGTCATCAAATCTTCATTTTGCGATCAAATTCAGAAATGATTTCAATCAGATTAAGGCAGGCAAGCTTGCTGCCAATTCTGAAATGGAATTCATGAAGATGGCCTTCAAGGGAGGCGTTCAATTTTCATGGGGGGAAGAAGTTGTTGCTTATAACGCATAATAACTAGAAGGTCCAGGGGCTCTGCCCCTACCCTTCTTAAACTCAATAAGCAATGAAAAAAGGAACAACCCCAAAAACAGCAACCCCAAAACAGGCAGGGCCTTCAAGATCTGATAAGGCTTTTGCAGGAATGTTTGCATTCCTGAAGGCAAATCCTGGGGCTGTTGCTTTTGTCAGCAAGTCAAAGAAAGAATGGTTCTTCAGGGAATCAACAGCAATTAAACATTTTGGGGAAGGAAACTTCAACAGGGTAACAGGCTAAGCCAATAATTAGCAATTAATTCATCAAAATCTTCAAAAAAATTAAGATATGTCTTATACAACTATTTGCGGGGAAATGGCAGCAAGCGTTCAAATTGATTGCGCCAATATCCCTGTTGGGGGCTCTGCTGATCGAATCTTCATCATCAACAAAGCAGATGTTGATAAAACAGCGTCAACAACTGATGCTGCTGGAATGGTAACTTCCCTTGCTCTGAAGGCAACAAAAACAGCCTTTGTAATTACAGGGCAAAATCAAAGCATTGCCCCAGAACATTCCCTTGTAAGGCAGGGTTCTGTTTCTCGTTACAGCCATCAGGTAGGCTTCAGGGCCTTCAAGATCGACCAAGCAACAAAGAATGAGCTTGAAAAGCTTGCAAATGGGTTGTTTGTTATCGTAACAGAAACCTTAGGGGATAAATATGAAATTTATGGTTGGGATGTTGGGCTGAGGCTTGAAGAACTTACCCGTATATTGAACGATGTTGAAAGCAACGGCCTCTTCAATGGGGTTCTGAGAACCCCTGATAATTTGCCTGCTGAACCTAAGCTTCCTCGTCAGTACTTGAATACTGATTATGCAACAACAACTGCTGAAGTTGAAGCCTTGCTGTAATGGAAGCCTTACATAAGGCAATTGAGGGGCTTCAGAAAGTAACTGCAAGGGAACTTTCTGAAGCCCCTTCCTTTAAGCACGTTCTGAATATATTTCACTTCAAGCAAACAGGAAAGCCCCTTGATACTGATTGCATTATCTGTTTAAGTGATGCTTTTCGAAATTTTCGTAAATTTAGCAGAGAAGAAATCATTTCAATTTTCACTAAAAAGGAAGTTATGAACGAACAAACAAACAGAATCTTCAAGCTGAAGGGAACCAGGGGCTTCAATTGGAAAGCACAAAATGGGCCTGTAAGGTTCAATAATGATAATTTAACAGATCAGGTTGCTGAAGAATGGATTAATCATTCTGCAAAGGTTCTTCAGAATTTTGAACTTACCCCAATGGCTTTTGAAATGGCTTTTGAAATGGGTATAAAAAAAGAAGATCTTATCTTTTGGGGCCTAAGGACTCAGCTTTCTAAAGAAGATGTTGAAGGCATGATTGCAAATCTGAACAAGAAAAAGCAACAGCCCCAGGCAGAACAGCCTGAAGCTTCCTCAGAAGATCCCCAGCAGCCTCCCCAGGCTTCAAAAACCCCTACCCCAACAAGAAAGGCAGCAAAGAAAAAATAATTCCCTCAGATGGCTATTAAGGCACATACAATAAGAACCCCAAAAAGAAGGGTAAATATTTTTGAGGATTGGGGGTTCAAGATTCAATCCTTTGATACTGATAATCTCTACCCTCAAAGAATGGAGCTTTTTGCAGGGGCCTCCCCAATGGCTGATTCTTGCGTTGCTACAAAGGCAAAATTCATAAGGGGGGAAGGCTTTGAAGATGCTTCAATTGATGAAAGAAAAGTAAATTCCCAGGGGCAAAAGTTCATTCAGATAAAAAGACAGATTACAAGATCAATTGCCTTGAACAGGGGGTTCTGCCTTCATTTCAATTATAATGCTTTGCTTGAAATTGCAAGCATTTCATTTATTCCCTGGAAGTATGCAAGATTGGGTCCTAAGGATTCAGCAGGCCTTGTTTCAAAAATACATATTTGGTCTGATTGGGAAATGAGAAGGCTTCATAAGAATGAAAAAACAGCCCCCCAGGTTGTTGATTGTTTTAATCCTGATCCTGAAGCTGTTGCTGCCCAAATTGAGCTTGCTGGGGGCCTTGAAAAATACAGGGGGCAGGCCCTTTATTGGACAGAAGAAGGCTTCAATACCTATGTTACATCAACAATTGATGCTGTTATTGATGATGTAAGGGCAGATGCTTCTTCTGCTGCCTTTGCTGCAAACTCTGCTGATAATAATTTTGTTCCTTCTTCAATCCTGGGATTCCCAGAACAGGAAACTGAAGAAGAAGAAAATGCAATTAGGAATGAAGTTTCAAAGTTTCAAGGAACAGAAGATGCAAATTCTGTTCTTCTGCTGTTTGGGGTTGATGATGAAACAAAACCCTTCTTTGAGAAATACGAGCAGCAAAATTTTGATGGTAGGCTGAAACAAACAAGGGAAGATGCTAAGGCTGCTATCATGCAGAAATTTGGGCAAACCCCTGCCCTGAAGGGGGTTCTTGTTCCTGGGAAATTGGGTTCAGCAAATGAGATTGCAACAGCCTTCAGCTTGTATAATACCCACACACAAGAAGAAAGGGCTGATTTTGAATCTATTCTTGCAGATATAGATAAACATACTGCCCCAGGAATCAGGCTTTCAGCCTCAGGGAATTACAAGGTAATTCCTTTGAGATTTGGAGCAGAGAACGAACAAACAACACAGGCTTCAGATCCTGAAGAATAATTCAATCAAATGGCAACAACAACTGTTGAAGATATAAGGCAGTATATTGAAATTCCCCAGAATTACAGGGAAGCAGATCTTACAAACAGGATCAGGGAAGCAGAATTTGCTGATATAAGGCCCCAAATTGGGGAAGCCTTTCTTGCAGATCTTGATGCAAACCCTGCATCAGGTGACAATGCAGCAGCCCTTGATCTGTTGAAGCCTGCTGTTTCTTATTATGCTTTTGCAAGGCATATTCTTAATGGTCAAAACCACACAACAAAATTAGGGTTTGTAAAAAAGGAAAATGAATATTCTTCCCCCGTTTCTCTGAAGGAACTTTCCCAGAAAGCTGGGGATAATAGATCTTTAGGCCTTGCCTATCTTGAAAAGTTCATCAAATATGTAGAGGAAAACAAACAATCTTTCCCCCTTTATAACAGCAGAGGAAATTTCAGGAAGTTAGGTTCAAAAATTGCACAATCAAGAAAAACGTAATTTCTTGATCTTATGAATCTAGAGCTGTTACAAATATCAGAACAGGCATTGAAGGCAAGTCCTTTCAATGCTTATGCTTACGGGCTTCTTGTTGCTGTTTTAATTGCAGCAGTTGCTGCCCTTTGGCTCAGGCTTGTAAAAGAGCAGGCAGAAAGGGCTGTTCTTCTTCAGAAGGTCACTGAACTAATGACTAAAATGTTGTTCACACATGAAGAAGATAAGGGCCTTAGAACAGATATAAAAGAATTCATTTTTGAAGTTAAAGCTTTCTTCAAGGATTATGCTTCAAAGGAAACAGCCCTTGAAGATAAGTTGAACAAGATTTTAGATCATATTAAGGAATGAAAAGGTTTTTTAGCGTTTTTAAATTAGGCCCCTTGCAAAGACTTAATAAGGAGATTGCAAACATCATTGCAGAAATGGATTCAACAGGATCAATTGAAAGATTAAAAAGCATTGTTTTTGCAGAATCCCTTTTTCAAATGTTCATCAGGCAAGATTTCTGCCTGAATGTAATTCTTTCCCCTGAAGGAAGGTTTCTTCTGGTTAATCCCTATTTTACAGAGGTTTTAGGCTGGGAGCAGGAAGAACTGAAGGCTTCTCATTTTCTTTCCTTTGTTCATCCTGAAGATGTGGAGGCTACAAGGCAGGCATGGGAGGAATTCAAGAAAAAACCTGTTGTTGATTATCCTAAGTTTAAAAACAGATACAGAAAGAAAGGGGGGGGCTATGTTGTTTTAGAATGGTTGCAAATGCCCCCTTCAGGCAATGGGTTCTTTTTTACTTCTTCTCAGGTAATGAATACAAAGTAAAATTATGTCAACAATAACATACCAAACTTCAAGAAATTACGGAATCTTTAGGGGGGATGATTTTATAAAAAAATTCACTACGAATAATAATTCAGATCCTTCTTATGATTATACAGGAACTTCAATTCTGTTTCAGATGAAGGCAGATACTGAAGATACTGTTGCTTTGCTTCAGGCAACCCCTTCCCCAGACGTTTCAACCCTGGGAACAATTGTTGTTGATTTGGCAATTCCTGGGGTTCAAACAGCCAATGTTTCCCCAGGTGAATACTTCTTTGATATTCAATATACCTTGCCTGATGGCAGAATAAGAACCTACGTAACAGGAAGAATAACTGTAATTGCTGATTCAGCAAGATAATCCCTTGAATTAATGTCTACATTTGAAACAATTATTGTTGTTGATGAAGAAGAACTTCAGATTATTATTGAAGATTCTGATGAAGTAACAATTAATATTGAAGATCCTGAGGCTGTTATTATGAATATAACAGATGCAGGCCCTAAGGGGGATGCAGGGCCTTCAGGGCTTGCATGGAAGGGGGCTTGGGATTCAGGCACAAATTATGTGCAAAATGATGGGGTTCATCATGATTTAAAAGCATGGATTGCAACAGCCCCTTCAAACAATCAGCCCCCTTCTTTGAATCCCCCAGGTTCAGCCTTCTGGGATTTGTTTGCAGATTCTGGGCCCCAGGGCCCAGCAGGCACAGGAATTATTTGGACGGGCGTATGGTCAGGTGCAACAAATTACAACCAATTTGACGCTGTTGAAGACGCTGGATCTGCTTATGTGGCAAAGTCAAGTCATATTAACCAACAGCCCCCGAATGCAACCTATTGGGATTTATTAGCCAGCAAGGGGGA